ATGTATAGTATTATACCATTTATCTTCAGTAGTATTATCTTTTACATCTTGGTATAATTGCCATAATGCTTTGTTAAGATTAGTTGCTTTAGCATCGGCTACTAATGGGATAATTTCTGATCCTGAAACTGAGGTATTTGTTGTTGATTCTGCATCCCCTTCACTAGTAGAGGGGGGGTCATCTGCTGTGCTAAGAGCAATATTTACTTTTAAAGATTCTATAATAGAACCCATACTAGTAATAGTTACATTACAAGTATAACTCCCATCAGAATCAAATTGCCATTTAAAATTACTAATTTTTCCATAAACGGCTTCATAGTTACCAAATCTTGCCTTTTTTTCTTTTTTAATTAAATTATAAACACTATATTGAGTAGTATCTTCATTACTATCTCCAGGGTTTAAGACAAAACTTAAAGGTTCTGTATAAAAATTATCAAAAGATTGGAGATTACCATCATTATCAATGTAAGTACTCCAACCATATTCTAATAGTAAAGTATATCCAGGATGAAGATATAAAGCATCAATTATAGCCATTTGAGTTCTGCTATAACATTTAATGCTAACATTAGTAGTAGCAGCGGCGCCATTATTATAATATTGTGTTTGAGCTGAAAGAATACCAGGCATAGGAACAAATCCTCTATTTTCTGTTCCCCCCCAACCATAAGTTACATTAAAAATACTGTTATTAACGGAATCTAGTATACCTTTATTTAGACCACTAAATCCACCTTCCCCATCAGTATTATTATCTACATTAAGAGCCCCTCCAAACAACATAGCCTTTTTAGCTAAAGTATTACCATCAAAAGTGCTAGTATCAATACCTAAATCATTTAATTTTTTAGGTATCCCATCCTTTAAACTACCTGAACTATCATAATCCCATTTTAAATCAACACTACTAGCTAATCTAATCCAAGGAGTTTTTGTATGATAATATTGTAGATCTTTGGAAGAAATATTTGTAGAACTTCCTAATATTTCCTGCCTTTTTGTTATTTGGTATCTTACCCATGAATCAAAAGGTTGTCCAAAAATATTCATTTTACACTTTATTTAATTGGTTATAACTGTCAATAATATTACTTGTATCAATTGGTATTCTTAATTGAGTACCTTCATTAACAAACAAAGAACCAAAATTAATTTTATTAGGGTTTGCTGCTGCTATAATCCAATACAAAGTAACATCATTATAAAACTGGTTGGCTAATAAATCTAATCTATCTCCAAAATCAGTAATAACCCAAATATCGTTTGGGCTTTCTGGGATTTCAGGATAGGTGTTATTTCTATAATATAAAGTACCCAATGTACCAACATTTTCGTTAGTATTTCTTAAAGTTGATATTTTAGAGTAACGTTTCATTATTCAGTTGCTTATGTTGCTGTAATATCGGCTGATCCTTCTCCAGGAATATCAGCGGTTGTTGATGCATTATAAGATCTATAATCATCGGCATAATTTCCTCTACTATAAAAAGCATTAGCTAATGCAATATATCTTTCATCAGGGTTATTAGCTACATTAGGTTTCTGAGGGATAAATGTATGAATAGGTGTAAATGTTAATTGAACATTAATCATATGAGGTAATTCTTTTACACTTGTGTCTGATTTACCCGCTTGATCTAAAGCAATTTCCCAAGTTGATTCTTGGGGAATGTCGTAAGTTAAAGAACTAATAAACCCAGGTTGTTCATACAAATAACCTCCTAATGTTAAACGTACTAAATTTCCTCTCATAAACCCAGCTGAAGTATAATCTGGGGCTAAAGTAGAAGCAAGATAATTTAATTTTTTATACATTGGAATCAATTCAGGTTTTGATTGAGCAAATGCTGTAAAACCCATACTGATTGATCTGTTAAAATTGTTGTAAGTATAAAATTGTTCTCCTCTACCTACATAACTTTGTGGGGTCCAGCTTGCATTATAGCTATCTTGGAAACTATTAACAAAAGCTCTAAAATGCATATAGACAGCATTTCCATTTGTACTATCATTATTAATAGCTGCTATTCTAAATTTAACTAAATCATTAATAGCTTTAGAAGTATCAGGACCTGTACCATCATACATGGGTGATGCAGTAATTTTATCTAATGCTTCCATTTCGTAAGCAGGTAAACCATAATTAAAAACATTTTTGGTACCATTAGCTGTATTACTCCTTCCAGGATCTCCTAAACTTACACGAGAATTTTTATTTTTAGTTTTATATGAAGGTGATAAAGATAATACTTTAGATTCAGTTATATCTCTATCTTTAATAATTTGTTTTCTAAAATCTTCTGGGAAAGTAGAATCATTTGTATCGGTTAAACCATCCCCAATAACATTTTCTTGATCTATGATTTGTTGTTGAGAGAATACTTCGGTATTATTGTCATGTATCCTATTAGTATTATCTGGGAAAGTACCTGCAGCTTCGGATGAATAAACATTTGTTTGAAAATCTCTTGGATTCCAAGTTTGGCCACCATCACTGGTAAAGCTACCAGTTTGTAAACTAACACCTGTAAAGTCTGTATACTTAGGTATTCCTCTTTTAGATAAACCAAAAGGTGATATAAATCTATCTGTTGTTCTGCCTAGAGGAATAGTTTGAGCATAAATTTCTCTTCTATCTCTATCTAAAACATAATATTTGTTTGTAATTCTATTTGGATTCTCATCATTTGCTAATTTTTCTCTATCACTATCTTCAGGGAGGAGATTTGAAGCAAAATTAGTTACACCTTTTAATTTAGGACCAATTTCTTTAGATTCAGGTCTTAAAAGGTATTTATCTCTAGTACTATTACTAGCTCCATAGAAAAAGTCAGGATTAGAAACTGATGTAGGGTTGTTTTTTCCTGTTCTTTGATCAGCAAATTTAATTTGAGTTTTACCAATTCCTAAAATTGAACCAGGACCTCCATCATACTCAATAATATTTGGATCAGTATTTGGATTTAACTGTTTATTATACCAAATTTGAGCTAATCTATTAGCAAACCCACCTGTGGTTTCAAATGAAATTTCTTCAATAAATGGAGGTTCTGTTGTACCATCAAATATTGTACTTAAAGTAGGAGCACCTGCAAGAGGGTTAGGTACTAAAGTTGTAATTTCTTTAGTTTCTGGGAATGAATTTGCATCTGCTTGGTTATTAACTTTAGCAATGTCTTCATACCTTTGTAACCCAGCTCCAGGAAAAAGACCTCCTTCAACTACTCCAGACATTGGAGAAGTTGGATCTAAACCTAATAAATTAAGGTGAACTCCAGCAAACCCAGCTAATGATTGGCCTAATGTACTTAAAGGAGTGTATAAACCAGCGTTAATAGCTCCACCACCCTTACCAGTCATATAGTCTGGTGGGGTTGCTCCTGCATAACCTACACCAAATGAAGCTTCGGTTTTAACTGCAGTACGAGATAATAAATTTTCTTTTAATGTAAATAATAGACCTTTAGGTGATTTTAAGTCGATAAACATTTGGAATAATCGACTTGTATCATCAAAAGCTTTAATAGGAGCCATTAAACCTCCTCTTAAGAGGAAATCAGGACCCCCAGTACTAAATAGACTAGAAGAATCCCCTTCGGGAATGTCCTTTTGGATATATGGTTGATTACTAGAACCTCCTCCAGGCCTGTCTTTCCCGAACTTTAAAGATTTAAGGTCCGTTTTGAGGTCTATTAAGGGCATATATTAAAATGTTCTTCCTTCAGGAGCGTTGTCTCTGTAATTTGTAGAAGGTACTTCACCATTTAAATCTAATTCGGAAGGAGCTGGTTTACCAGGAATTACAGGTGTATCATTAATTGAATACGTCTTATGTAATTTAGATCCTGCAAAATCAGGGATTGTAGCTGTTGCTCCATTTAAATTTGAGAGTGTTGAACCTGCTGTGTTTAATTTGTCAAGTAAAGCCATAATATTAATTATTAATTGTTTTGATTATAAATATTAACCCATTCTAGAATTTGCCAAAGCTAAGGTTTGACCTGCTACTTTGCCATCAATGTAAACGTTTCCACCTTGTTTAACAATACCTATAAGTTCTTTTAATAAAGAAACTACTTCATTATTATTATCTCCTCCATGCATTCGGACAGGAACTGATTGACCATCAGGAAGAGGAATAATAGCTTCGTTCATTCTTCCTTCACCAACTAATCCTAGTGTAGGTTTTGAAACTACACCACCACTAGCAAATGCTTGGAAACCTCCAGGAGCAATACCCCCATTTGCCCACCAATTCATAGGATTAAGATAGCTACCAACACTTTTTACACCTTCCCAAGCATTATTTGCAATGTCTTTAGTTCCTTCCCAAGCATTATTTGCAATGTCTTTAGTTCCTTCCCATATACTATCAGCTGTTTCGCCAATCCATTCCCCAGCTTGTGAAGCTTTTTCACCTAACCAATCAATACCCTCACCAAGTGATTCGGTAGCATAATCCCACCCCTCACTAATTTTTCCACCTATCCAATCGATTCCTTCACTAAGTCCTTTTCTAAGAGATGAATCAGGGTTGGTAAATATTTTAAAGCCTTCTGTTACAGTTCCTACTACAGCACCAATTGCACCACCTATTGCTGCTCCAGGTGCAGCTCCTACACCAAAAAACAATGATCCAATAGCTGCTCCAATTCCTGAACCTGTTAATGCACCAGATGCCGCTGCTGTACCTACACCTAATAATTCATCTCCTGCACTTCCTCTTTCTCCCCCAAATATATCTGTAAATATAGATCCTGTTCTAGCACCCCCAGTAAGTGCACCATATATAATACCTTCAGCATCTGTAATACCTTCTCGCATAGTGGTATCACCAGTTGCTCTAAGAGCTTCAGCATCTTGAACATCTTGATATCCAAAATAACCTCCAGCTATCACATCAAGAACAGGAACAGCAGCTCCAAGTGATTTTGAAGCAACTTTAGTAGCTGTTGTTCCCACTACTTTTTCCATTGCTTTTGTTCCTGCTTTACTATTTAAAGCCATTGATGCAGCTGTAGTACCTATGTCAGCTTTAAATAAATTATCTTCAAAAGCTAATTGTTCATCAGATATTTCACGGAATGGAACATAATTTTCATCAGGTGCTGCTTCAGGTGCTGCTTGTCCATCTATAGAACCTGCAGAATGAGTACCTACGGCTGCTCTTTGAGCTTCTGTCATTACTTGAGTTACAGCCCCAGGTCTTCTAGCTTCATAACCTTGATACCCTGTTGGGGCTGTAGGACCTGCCATCCCTCCACTCATATCTAATGCAGGTGCTTCTGCATAACCCTCGTCACCGCCAAAACTCATAAGGCTAGGAGCAGCCATTGCAGCAGCTGGGAGGGCGACTGATGCTATATTAAGAAGTCTACCATATCGACCACGACCACGTGGTCTACGTGTGGATGTTCTGGTTCTGTTTGCTTTATATCGCATGTCAGGAGTTCCATCTTTCTTTAATGGGCCTCTAGACCTTCTACCTCCAGGACCACCACCTGGGCCTCCTGTACCTGGCATTCCATAACCACCTCCGCCTCCACCGATGTTAGAACTCATAACATTCAGATACCCAACATTCATTGTAGGGTTAAATGCTTTTAATACGGTACTTACTAACTTAAATGTAGCAAAACCAGCAACTAATTCTGGGAGGTATTCAAAGAATGGGGATATTTTTTGTAGTAAACCAGCTATTTTATGAGCAAAGTTTTCTATCATTGCAATATTCCTCTCACTAAATACTTTTTCGGCCAAAGGAATAAAAGCTTCTTGAAATTTTCTCATGATATTTTTCATTCTATTCTCATGAGCCATCTGCTGTTCAATAGCTTTTTCTACTCCGGCTGCACCACTTCTTCGTAATTGAGCTATAGCCTCTTCTCTACTAAGACCTTTTTCAAGTAAGGCATTTAATGCTTTTTGGGAATTTGCAGATTCAAAACCTAATTCTTTTTGAAGTTCCATGCTCTCCAAACCTTCAGCTAATTGTTCTCTAGAAATTCCTATAGAATCAGCAAAAGCTTGTTGGGCAAGTGTATTTTTCTTTAATGCGGGGCCATTCTCTTTAATTAATCTTTGAAGTTCTTTAGCAGCTAATTCAGTATCTCCTGTTAAAGCAGCATATCTATAGTTTTCAAGATTAAGATCTTTTTGAAGGAACAACTCTGCTTCCATTTCTTTTTGAATGGAGCTTTGGAAATCTAAAGTAGATTCAGATGCTTGTCTAATATCATCTAAAGACATTCTCATTAAAGCAGCATAATTAGCAGCTTTAACTAATCCTTGGGCACTACCATGCATACTACTTCTAACAATGGCACTAGAAGCACCAATTATTTTCATTGATTTTTGGAAATCAACTGAGTAGCCAGTCATAGCTTCAAAACTACCAGAAGCTTCACCTAATGTTTCAGGCATTTGGTCAAGAGGAACACCTAAATCATGACTTACTTGAAGAAGGTTAGTTGCTTCTTTTCCAGTCATTCCATAAGCATTAGTTAATTTATGAACTGCTTCTACGCTTTCACCAATTCCTGAGGGGACAAATCCTAATTCTTCCCTTACAGTATTAGCAGCTTGGGCTGCTTCTTCAAATAATAAATTAGTTTTTGTTCTAGCATTTTGAATACCAACAAAAAATCCTCGCCCTAAAACACCTGAAGTAGCTAATGCTGCTTGTTTTGATTGTGTTTTGACTAAACCTGTTAGTTTATATAATGCTGTAATTGCTTTGGTTAATAATCCAAATTGAACTACGGGATCACCAAGAGCTTGAAAAAGACCTTTACCCAAACCTTTTAATCCTGCAAAAGCTGCTTTTAATTTGCCCCCAGATTTAGCAGCTTCGTACATATTTTCTTCGATGTCTTCAAAGAAATCAGAATGAATCCCTAATTTACCTAAAGAACCTACTATACCTTTAATAGCGGATCCGGTAAGACCCATAGTTTTTTGGATTCTTCGTTCTTCTGCTAAACGTTTTTTTGCAGTTTTAAGAGCTAAGTTATTTTGGATGTTCTCAGATTTAAGCTCTTTGATCATCTTCTTTTCATTCTCTGTAAGCTCTTCTCCATTTTTTACTTTTTCTTCTAAAAGTTCAAGGGCTTGAGATTGAATTCTTATTTCTTTTTTAATACTAGTAATATTGGATTTAATCTCCTTACTAGTCATTCTTTCAATTCCTAACTTATCTTCTGCAAATTTATTACTGATGCTTTGTAATCTATTAAATGAAGACATAGCTGTCTTCATCCCATCAGTAGCTTTACCAAATTCTCTTCTAACGTCATTAATGATACTACTTACAGCTCCCCAACTATCTTCTACTTCATCTAAAGCCTTTTTATATTTTTCTAATTGTCTATTTAACTCTTCAAAGGTTGCAGTAGTAGCTTCAGCAAATTTTACTTCTATGTCTCCTTCACCAAACTTTCTACGAAGTTCATTTACATCCGTAAGAAGTTTTTTAAGTTTTAAAAGTTCTCTTTCGTTTAAAGCCATAGTAATATCACGTTATATGTGATAAATATTGAGGAGCATCATTTTCTTGATGCTCCTCCTTTAGATGTTACAAAATCAGGTACGTTTACTTTGGGTCTAGGTTGTGATTCGGATTGGGCTGTTCTAGGATCATTAGCTTTAGCTTTTTGTAGAATCTCCTTAGCTTTATTTATATCATTTGTAATATTGCCTGATTGTCTTGAGTTTTGTTCTTTATTATAATCTGCTATTTGCTTATAAGTAAACTTTCTAAGCCATATAGGCATATCATATATAATTTCCCAAGAATACCCACCATTACCATGAAATACTATATCGTGGATTTGTTTAAATAGTCCAGCTCTATACTCTGCTGCCTGTTCATTAGTCAGGGAAAAAAAAGTTTGAAGTAATAGGAATTTTTATTTCTTCAAGCTCTCCATCGACTTCGATTTCGTATGTGAAGTCGACGTCTGGTTGGAAATCGACTATATGGTCTCGCAATGCTTTAGCGTCTCTAGCCAGTAGATAAGTGTCTACAAACTCACGAACCGTTTTTAGTTCCGAATCCCCCTCAACTGAAAGAATTAGGTGTTTCATACGTGTAGACATTTCAGGAGATACTTCTTTCTTTAATTTTTCTAATCCTTTTAACTCACGATCAATTTTATTTTCAAGACCTTGGGTCATTAACTGGAAAGTAATATTGGTTTTGGAATGAGGAAGTGTGAATTCAAATTCGTTTTTATGATCAAATTTAGATTCATCAATTTCTTTGTTATCTAAAGAAGACATATCTACAGTATGTTCTTCTCCGTAGTATGTAAAGCTATAATCTTTACCATAACCCAATACTCGGGCAGCTACTAACAAAGCATTTTTATCACCTACAACTAAATCATTATAATTAATTTTACTTACAATAAGTGATTGAAGTAATTTATCAATTACAATTCCTTTTCTAATATAATTAGAGTTTGTTAGAATATCTTCTTCTCTTGCAGTCATGTATTTCATTTCTACTTTACCAGAAGATAAGGGATTTTCTTTAGGATAAACTAATCCTTTAGAGGGCAATTCAACAACTTCCGTAGGAAATTTGAATTTGGGTTCGTTTGAAACTTCTTGTTCGGCCATAATCTTTTATTAAAAATAACTTTATTATCAGTGATACATATGTAAAATAAAAAAGAGCTCGACCGTAGCCAAGCTCTCTTTAAAAATATTTGACAGAATTTTATTAGAAGTTCAGTACACAGTAATCCATACCGATTGTTACATCGATGTTCATTGCTGTAGTATCTTCATCCCAGTTGAAATCACCAAATGAAGCGTCTTTGATAAATGCACCCTTAATGATCCATTCTGATACTACATCACCTACAGGACCTAATACATCAATTGTTAAGTCTTTCTTGTAGAAATCTGAATAACCATCTCTACCGGTTACTGATTCGTGGTGTAAACGTACCCACTCCATTACTGCCTGAGCACCTGAAGGAGTGATTGGATCAAATAATTGCATTGTTAAATCATTCCATCTCAATTTACCTTTTACCTTACGGTAGGTGTTGATGTGGTTTAATACAATTTCATCTTGTGAAAATCCCATTCCACTGATACCTTTGATGATGTAAGCTGGGATGCCATCTACATACATGATGAATCTGTTAGCTACCTTAGGTTCAAAGGCTGTGAAAAATATTTCGTTTGGATCTAATACTGCCATTTTATTTTGTGTTTATTTTTTATTCAATTATAAATATTAACTTTTCAAATTCTTACGCTGGGAAAGTAGCTCCTGTTGGTAAAATGTTGAAATCTAAGTAAATAAATTCAGCAGTTTTAGTTGGTTGAATATAAATCGCACCGATCAATTGGTTTCTATCGATCACATCTGCTGTGTTATTACTACTATCCATTACTACCTTAAAGGCATACAATCCTTGACGTTGTTGAACGCTTTCTAAGTATGGGTTAACTTGGCTTAAGAATTGGTTTCTTGTAGCTGCTGAATTTTGTTCAAATACTAAATTATCTGCTACTTGAGAAATGTATGATTTAAGCTCAATTAACAATCTTCTTACATTTACACGATCAAGTGCTGAAGCTTGTGTTTGAAGCGTTTTCTGACCAAATACTACAACTCCTCTACCTGGGAATGTTGCTATTGGGTTTACTTTACCAGTGTATAATGTATCTCTGTTAGCTTGAGTTAATTTACGTTCTGCTTGTCTTACAGTTCCTAAACCACCTCTGTTGATACCTGCAGGAGCAAACCATGCTTCTGAAGTTCTATCGTTATTAGCATAAACTCCAGGAATCATTGTTGAAGCTGGAACCCAAACTAATTGAGCTGAATCTGGATCTGTAACTTGTACCCATGGCCAGTAAGTAGCAGCATATGAACTATCTAAACTAGCTGCTGATGTTGTAGCACCAACTACTGTACCACCGTAGTTTTTAAGATCCATTACAATAATTGCATCTCCTCTTTCCTCAATATTAGCGATTAACACATTTAATGGAGTAGCGTGGTCTGCGTTATCATAAATCAAACCAGGAGCTGTGATTACATTAAATCTAAAGTCATCTTTATTAGCTAACAAATTAAAGGCGTCTGTGTAATTACCACCTACTAAACCTTGTGTGCTTGTGTTATTAATATCGTCGTAGTAGTTACCAGTTCCTGTTAGAATATTACCAGTTGCATCTCCAAATGTACCGCTTTGAGGGGTTGGAATAGAAGAAGTATATGCTAACTTAGCAACACCTGAATTATCAAAATAATCAGGAGTTTTTAAATTAACTTCTTTAACTCTTACAAATCTTGAAGCATTTGGATAATTTCCAACTGTTTGTAAATAAGGATCTGCAGTACCAGCACCCATTAATGTTTGGGTTTGATCACCAATTACTCTAGCAATATAGTTAGAAGCTTTAGGATCTAAAGATACGTTAGTAAATGTTTCAAGTACTGATTTTGATTTTGTTCTATCATTACCTTGTCTAATTACTACTGAGAAAGTACCTTGATCAGTGTTTGGACTTACAATTTCCCATCTAATATTATCAGCAGAACCACTATCAAGAGCACCTGTAGATCCTTCAGGACCTGTACTATTCATAATAGTACCTTGACCAAGAGTTTCTAATACAAAAGCATTACCAGTTTGTTGGATATTTCCTGATGCTAAAGTAAGAACTAAATCAGTACCACCTGGTTGATTAGAACCAAAATCTGATCCTGAAGCAAAGGTAATAGTATCACCAACAGCATATCCTGAACCTGTA